GTTTATTATCTATACCACCTAATAATTCAGACGCTTTAGATTCTGTCAATAGTTCAACAAGTTTATCTACATCTGTTTCATCTGTAGGAAAAAAATTAGTCCATACAGAATCTTCTAATGCGTATGCCGCATTCTTAGTACCAGGTTTAACAGTTAATATATGCGGTGCAGATATTTCTATTGTCCCTGATTCTGTCACTAATTGCAACCTTCCGCATGAAAGTATTGCTAAATTTTCAGTTTTATGTATAGCACCTGTTAAAACAGTGCCTTTTTTAATTGTTATTTCTCTAGCATAAATGCCTGGTGCAAAATAATGCTTAACAGGGCATTCCACTTGGGGTATATGTTTTAATGTTTCTTCAAGATTTTTTACTTTATCTTGCATTGAAACATTAGTTATATCATCCATTATGTTATTTCACGTCCATTAGATCTAATATTAATGGCAGTTGCAGCACTTGCAATCGTTGAAATAAACCCACTTGGTGCTAAAGCAGCGCCTACAATTTCAGGAAAAGTGTATGTTTCCGCAGGCTGTAAAGTCTTAGTTTTAACAATCAAGTTATCGTTGCCCGCTGACGTTGCTGCCGTTACTAAGTTAACGCTAATCGTTGCAGCTGTAGCGCTGTAATTAGTTGCCGTAAACTTATCTATAATCGTAGTCACACCCGTTGCTGTATATTGCGTCGATTGAGAATTCTCAGCTGTTTTAGCTGGAATTAAAACTTTTACAGTAACTGTCATAGTATTGCTCCTTAATTAATATTATTTGAAACTGTAAGAATAATAGACGGTATCCCTGGAACCGGTGCCGTCGCAGCAACAGCTAAAAGTTCTACACTTAAATCTGTTACCGAAAACATTATTTCTACATAATCCCCTGCTTTTAAATCAAAAAGATAATTTAACGCAGAAAAAATTTCCCCGTTATTACCTTGTACTCTAATTTGACTAGCGCTGTCAGTTACATCTACACCGTTAAGCCTAAACCAAATATAAAATTCAGCTATACCACCTGACGTTTTATCTAGTTGAATTGATATTTGATAATTATATACGCCTTCTGTATCTACGTATACACGTGATGTTGGCGAACCTATATAAACACCTTTACTTAAACTAGTTGAATTAAACGTAATAGCTTTAGCTGTATTAATAACAGTAGCTGTTTGCGTTGTTGTATCATAAAAAGAACCATATCTCGCTCTTTTTAAGCTTGGTATTACAGGCGGTGCAACCGCTAACGCTTGTACTTGTTTAGCTAATTCAGCTATTTGTGAATCTAAGCTAGATACTAACGCTTGTGTATTAACATTTGGGCCTTCTACATCAATAATAAACTGATCGATATTAGGTGGCCCTACTTGCAAATCTTCTAAACTTATTTGATTAGATCCGTCGCCTACTAAAACAAAAATATTATAAAAAAACCGATACCATACGGCAGACATTAAACCTGTACGCGGATCAATAACATCAACGCGGGGTGCTGGTATGTTAGTTATGTTTATCGTATTAGCCATTGGTTGGGCTTAACTCAAGTTCTGCGCCAATAATCGCTATTTTTACAGGGTCGGTACCTGATACTTCATACACGCGATCACGAAGCTTAGTCGTCATACCAAGACGACGCCATATTGTTCTAGTTCCATAATTACCTATTTTGCCCATTGATTTCCAATGTTCATTAGACCAAGTATGACCGCCATCATCAGACCAACGTAGCATCACTTGTGGGTCATATCCTGGCGCTGCAGGGTATGCGTTAGTAATTAAAGCATATCCGTTGGGATAAGGTTCAGGCCAATTTATAGTAACTAATGATTGAAATTGATCATTAGCTTCTGTTGTAATTTGATCACCTGATTCTGTAATTAAATAGCCTTGTACAAATTCAGCTACTATAATATCACCATCTTCGGTAGTTAAATCTTCTGAATCATACGCTGGATATAAATTTAATCCTACGCCTGTTTCTGCATCTAATTGTAATGAGTGTTGTGCGGTACGTTTAAGATTGTTTTGACCTGTAGGTAATGCGCGCCACGATCTTAACCATTTTTGTTCTGTGTTATAGTCAGCGTAAACATCTAAATTAAATTTATATATGTTTCCATTTTCATAATCACCTACTATAATATTGCCGCCAAAATTACATTGACAATTAGAACGATGACGTGCAAATTCTTCATTTTCCCATCCAGCACGTTGATGCCATGCTTGCGTAGCTACATCAAAAACCCAAGTAGCGTTACCTGTAGGAAAAGTTAAAACATAAAAGGCGTGTCCGTCTTGTTGATAGGTATAAGCTACAGCATCGGATATATTGCCATATTGTTGAATTTGCCATTCAATGGCGTGCGTTGAAATACGTTGGCCTGTATAGCCATTAGCACGATACACAATGCCTTGACCACGTGCATCCGTACCTAACCAAAATAATCCGTTATCTAATTTAGCAATAGAAAAAGGTGCGACGCAGCCAATTTCATTAAATGCGCCTTGTATTCGAGTTAAAGGAAAATCAGCTAACCCAGCGTTATACCAGACTTCAACAGAATCTGACCCAAAGACCCATAGCTCTCTATGATCAGATATAACACCTACAACGCCATCAGGTGAACCTTCAGCGCTTGCAAAGTCTAAAGGATCAATTTGTGTTCCATCTAAAAGACTTGTGACCCATATTCTTTGACTATTAGGTTGATTAAAAACAAAATAGGTATCTAAGTAACTAACAGTAACTGCGCCTGGAAAATCAGGGTCGGTAATTTCTTGGAATATATTAGTACTTTCGGTATAGATATAGCTTCTAGGGTTACAAGCAAAAAATATTTGATTACCATTATCAGCAATAGATACAGGCCCTGTACCTGATATAGTGCCTAATAAAATAGGAGTAGCATAAAGTCCTGTTAACTTATAAACCCTTTGACCTGATACTACATAAAAATCAGATCTATTAGTTTGATGCGCCCATAACCCACGAATAGGGCCAGTACCTACGGATTGTAAAAATTCTAATCCAGGCGCTCTATTCAAATAGCCAGCTTCTTTTCCGTCAATTAAAACTTCAGGAAACAGATTAACCATGCGGTTATCTGCAGCATTAACACTTCTAGCTACATAGGTTTGACCAAAAATGGGCGTTTTCATAAATTAAACGTATGAAGGATACCATTTGGTAGTCGTTACATCATAAATCATATCTAATGCTCTACTTACAACCGCAGTGCCTGCTACTGCAATATTACCTGCTGTAGTCCAAGTAAACGCACCTGTAGGAATTAAGGTAATTCTACCGCCACCAGATGCAATTGGTGTTGGTGCTGTAATAGTTACAACAGCTGCAGTGCCACTAATAAATACAATAGATGTAGTAGGTGCAATAGTTGCTGCTGAAGCAATTGTAGGCGCCGCAGCCGTTGTAGCAATTAAACCTGAATGCGTAATATTAGCTGAAACTGTAGTGCCAGTAAAAGTAGGCGATGCAGATAATACAACGTTTCCGGTGCCTGTTGAAGTTGTAACACCTGTGCCACCGTTAAGAACAGGTAGAGTACCTGTAACGCCAGTCGTTAAAGGAAGGCCAGTACAAGTAGTTAATGTACCTGATGTTGGCGTACCTAATATTGGAGTTACTAAAGTTGGGCTAGTTGCAAAAACAGCAGCGCCTGTGCCTGTTTCATCCGTTAAAGCAGAACGTAAATTAGCAGATGAAGGTGTTGTTAAAAACGTAGCTACGTTAGCACCTAAACCTGATACGCCTGTTGAAACAGGTAAGCCTGTACAATTAGTTAAAGTACCTGATTGTGGTGTACCTAAAATAGGCGTGACTAATGTAGAGCTAGTAAATAAATTATCAATAGATAGTTGTTTAGTTGTACTTGTTGTATTTTGTACTATAGGTAATACGTCTGCACCGGCTTGCGAGGTTGCGACGGGTAATGCTGAAATGGCTATGTTTGACATATTTTATTTCCTTTTAATAGTTGCCTGCAAAAATGTTAAATCGTTGACGAGTACCAACAATACTGTACGGTAATGACATAATATCATCAGGATTATTGATTCGTTTTAAGTTACGCTTAGAAGTCATAGCGATACGTTGTACTGTAGGTGAAGGTTCAACACCAAATTCAGCAGCAATTTCACAAGCTAAATTATATTTAAACGCACGTAAATATCCTGGTGGAAAAGCTAAATTAGTTGCTAAGGTTGCAGGTTTAGTTAATTCTTCTACAGATACAAAATGCCATTCTAGCACTTTTGTAGGTTTTGGATAAATATACATTTCCACGTCAGGGTATGTCATATTGACCCAAATAACTTGAGGATATGTACTTGTAACTGTTTTAACAGCAATACCATTATATTGTTGTTGATTAATAAATTTAATACCAAAAGAAATCCCGCTTGACGGATCTCTAAAATAAGATGAATCTTCTAATAGTACAGGACGATTACCTACAAAATCACCGGTAGGGCCTAATGTTCTAGTTAATTCATTTGGTGGCCAATTAAACACTTGGTCTTGTGTAGAGAACACTGATAGACGTTCAGTATTCCATGAATCAATTAATTGATTTAATGCAGTAAGCGCATCTTGTGAAGTGGCAGCAGAAGGTACTTCGCCTTCAGCAAGCATACCTATTAAGCGTAGAGCGCCATTAATTTGATCTGCAGCTGTAGTTGCCATGAGCTTATTCCTTTAATTATTTCTTATACGTTTAGATTCTAGCCCATTAATAGGCGCCGCTTTTTGTGTTTCTTTTGGCGTATCTGGATTATATACTATCCAGCCATTTTTTTCATCTTCTTCAGCTTCAATATCCATAGTAGCAACTTTAGTGCCATGGATAGGATGTCTTAAATATATATTAGGCATAGTTTAATAAAGAGGGGCCGAAGCCCCTTTTTAATTGTTAAGGCAGTAAACCGTAAACTTTTAACTTAGTTTCAAGTTGAGTTACGCGTGTTTGTAAATTTGCAATAACAGCTAAAACTGAATTACCTTCATCTTTTGTAACAAAACCAAAAGCTGAAGCATTAATTAAGTCTTGAATTGCAAAGTCAGCAGTGCCTGGTGCAGTTGACGTAATTGTAGTCAAAGCCGCAGTGTTAGCTGCAACTTGAGGTACAAACGTCGCTCCATCTAATAATGGATCTGCATAAGCAACGCCAATAGGTTTGGTATTGTTTGGCATGATATTTTCCTTTTAAAAAATCCCCCTAAAAAAAGGGGGATGTATTACATTAAGCTATACGATACAAAGTCCAAGTACCTGCGCCTGTTTTACGAGCGCGGAATTGAGCCGAAGTATTTTCAAGAACAACAGCATTACCTGCAATAGTCCAACCTGTACCAGTTGCAATTGTTACTTGGAAAGATAGGTCAAGATTAGTTACTGCAAAATCAAACGCAGCGTTAATCTTTTCTGCACTGCTAACGTCAGCTTCAAGCAAAGCTACGGTTGGCAAAGTTGCTGTAATGTCAGCCGCAGAATCTACTGTAAATAAACCATTAGATAACTGAGCAGCAGTTACTGTTACATCTGCCGATAAAAGCGTTGGAGCGCCTTGTACAAACAATACCGCTTCACCGACGTTACCGTCGTTAATTTGATAACCGCCAGAGCCATTTGGGAGAGCCATGATAATTTCCTTTTCAATATTAATTTAAAAAACCCCCACCGAAATGGGGGTTACTTAGACTAGCCCCAGATACGAGCAGCCATTTGTGGACGAACAGTGCTAAAGCCATATAGAACGTCAATACGGCAAGGTAATCTGTCGTTGTTGATGTCATATTGACGAACAACACGTAGAGAAATACCGTTGTGTACTTGACGTGAGGCCATATCTACACCTTGTGGTAATAACAAGTCAGCTGTCGCAAAAGTGATAGCATCTTTGTGATAAACCAAGTTTTGAGCGTATTGCGTAGAAGCTGCACCGAGGAATGTAATTGCTGCACCATCTTGTGGGAACGCATTAATAGTTGCTAAAGCATTATTAGGCGTATACATAGCTGGTGAAACTTTAATACTAGTCCAAGCACCGCCAGCAGCAGTATTAGCTTCAGTTACTGTGAATTGTTGTAATGAACCTGTTGATTCACGTGTTTGTGGGTTAACAGCAAATACGTTAGCAACGGTAAATACATCACCTACAGTTACTGTAGCTGAACCTGTACCACCGTCAATACTAATAGTAGATTGGCCTTCTGTAGAGATAGTGCCATTTACTAAAATAGTATCGCTAGTAGAACGAGTACCAGTTGTGTGTTGTTTAATAGATTGTGACATATTAACTTCATCAAAACCTAATACGCCAGTACCCATTAAACCGTTTTTAAACTGTTTAGAGATAGTGTCGGTTGGATTGAAAAGACCTTTCATGCCTTCTACTAAGCCAGCGTTAGCAGCTGGGTTAACAGTTGCATATCTTGGAGCCATTACAGCAGCGCCTTCATTTAGTTTTTGTTGTGCTTGTAATAAAACTAATGAAGTTGAAGGTGTAGTTCCAGGAGTGCCTACTGAGTTATAGATTGCTTTGTATGCGTTAGCAACGTCAGCATCAACGCTAGAAGCTAATTGTGAGATACGTGGTTTTAGTACACGTTCTGCAAAATCATCTAATTGCATTGTTAATTCAGCTGAAGTGAAGTTAACACCAATATGTTTTTGTGATGCAACAGACAATGTTGTAAATTGTTCGTTGTCATCTTGTACTTGTAATGCAGCACCGTCAGTTACTAATGCGCGATCTGGTAAACGGATACGCAATGTAGAACCGATCTTAGCGCCTTCTACGGCAAAAGAATCATCGTATTGACGATTCACGTTACGTGTGATCACAAGGTTATTTTCTAAAATTTCTAGAGCTTTACGTGTGATCATATCAATGGTTAAAATTGAGTTTGACATGATTTTTCCTTAAAAATTAGCGGTTTCTTTTTGCTTCCCACGCTTTTGCTTGTCTAGCTCTATCTGCAGCAATCCATTCTGACGTAGACATTGTTTTTGTCGATCTAGGATCGGTTGTGTCATACGCTGGTGAATTGCTACCTTTAGCCGTGACAGGCGAAATAGGTGCAGGAGCGCTCGTTGTTTTTTTCGTCATTGGTTCTGAAGCTATTTTTGCTTCAAGTCGACCAATTTCTTTTGCTTGTAAGATAGGCGATAATTTGGATATACGTTCGGCTTCTTTTGGATTGACACCTAAGTAATATGCTACATCAGGGCCAATATCGGAAGCTTGGATCGATTCAGCCATCACGGTAGTAATAGGAAGCTTAGGATTATATGCGACTTGTTCAAAGTCATCATACTTAGCACGGGCTTCTTCTTCTTTATCTTGATAGGCTTCTAAAAGTTCGTACTGTTCCTTTTGATGCTCACGTTGCTCAATCAATTGTTCAGCTTTTGTAGTCGCTAAAGCTTCTGCATAGGCTTCTATAGAATCATATTGATCAGGCAATGGAGTTTCTTTAGGCGCTTCAGGTTTAATAGCCTGAATAGCACGTTCTCTTTCCCATTTACGCTGTTCTCTCGCAAGTCTTTTACCAATGGCAGCATCTAGTTCTTCTTGTGTGAATACTTTAGATTCTGTTTTGGGTTCTTCCGACACTTCTACAGCTACTGCATCAGGTTCGGAAGCTGTCGTAACTTCCTGCTCTGGCGCGGGTACTTCCGCTAATACTTCTTGGATATCATCCATTTTTGTTTCCTTAGAAACCCTGGTGGTCTGCACCAGTACAGTTTTAATTTTTAATAGTAATAGCTAATGTTTATTTTAGCACTAGCTGATTGTTCAATAAATTTAATTTTATTTAAGTCACCATCATATTGTAAAGGGACACCAATTGCAAGTGGCATTCCTACAGATGCTGTAGGTGCGGTGTTATCATCGCGCCAACGTACAGGAGCGCCTTCAGCAACTATAAGTGCAAATACAGGCTTACCATTTAATCCGTCTGGCGTTCTAGCAGGAATAGTTAATCCTGATGCGCTGCTTAGACTTGTAATTTGCTGATACCCAAAACAGGTAGTTACAGCTTTAATGTTCATTGTCATTTAAAATCTCCTAGGTTGGGTAAATGATCTTATAGTATACGTGTATTCTGCGCCGCCGACAACTGGTGAAAGTCCAAAATTCCATCCATCTACATTACCTGCATCAATATTGTTTTCGTCTACATATGCGTTCCATGTTGCACCGCCAGTTGCGTTGTTGTCTTTGATTGAAACACAAGTTACGTTAATGGTGCCGCTGCTATCACTTAAGGTTGCCTGCGATCCAGGAACACTACTATTTAGTGTAATAAGATTATTTGCCGTGCCAGATATGCCAAACGCACTTACGGTCTGTGTGGTGCTTGCCGTCAGCGTAATCGTAGCTGGCTGCACTGTGTTAGTAATATTGGCAAATGTGTTGCTCTGCTGAATAGTTAAGGCGCCAGCACCACCTTGGTTAAGTGTTGGCCATACTTTTGCGCCGCCCGCAAAGGTCTTAGCGCTAGCGCTAGACATATTGATCGTGCCAGTAGATGCGCTAACAGTCAGATTAGCAACATTGGTGTTGGCGTTCCAAGCAGTTCCACTTCCGGCGACAGTCCATGTTCCGCTGCCTAGCGTAAGTGTTTTGGTTCCTGACCCAAGCGCAAAACTTCCTATATTAACATTTTGTCCGTTTGCGTTTAGCGTTCCAGCACGCAAAGTGGTCGACACCGTTGATACAACGTTAAAAGCATCTATAAAACGCCACGAGCCGTTTGTTCCAAAAAACAATACCGCTTGAGGTGTAGTTTTTCCGTTGCAAGTAATATCCCGCACCGTAGCATTTGTAGACCCAAATTGCAGCACGTTTACGGCATCTGCGGTTAAACTCATTGTTGGCGACAGCGTATAATCACCATAAACATATTTTCCTCCAGTATTCAACGTCCCTGAAAATCCGGTAAAATCTACCGTTCTTGCCGAAAAAAAGTAAAACGTGTCAGATCCTGCCGTCACATATATTGAAGGCGAATTTAACTCCGTAGAGCCTGCCGATGTTCCATGATTAAAGTTTCTGTTTCCTGATATTGCATTTGCAACAGCATAAACTTTCGGATCCCCGGTAAAAGAAAAATTTGTGGCGTTATTAACTTGCCATATATTAACTGCGCTAGCGGTCAATTCAATATTCCCAGTTCCAAAATCTATTGATCTAGTATTTGTGTTATTTGACGCAAAAATTGCGCACGTTAATTTATAAGTGCTTAGTGATATCGTTCCCCTAGTAAGGGTAAAGGTGTTAGTTGTCGTCAAGTTTGCCCCTAGCGCAAGAAGCAATGTTGCGCTATCAACAGTAATGGCTGTTGACACAGATTCATTTGACGTGGTTACAGTTCCACTACCTGAGTTTGAATCAAAAATTGCAGTGTCACTTAAGGTTGGAACTGATGCGCCGCCAGCGCCGCCAGATGTAGTAGACCAAAATGCAGAACTTGCATTATCCCACGTTCCTGTTCCACCTACCCAAAATCTATTTGCCATTACATTGCCCCAAGAATGAACATAGAGAGTTCTTCATATCGAACGCCGTATCGATTCCCAGCATCTATACCTGGCACCAATACGTTGCCTTCGTCGTCAAGCTGTGCTGGTTGTGTTTTCCATTCGTCATAGCAAAACAAGCCATAATCATGCGCATCAAGGCCTTCGCTTGCGAATGCAGCCTCAAGTTCTTGGGCCAAAATTCCAATATGAACACGTTTTCCGTCTTTAAAACGATACGATTTGATAAGGCTTTTGCATTTTAAGGCTACGTTACGCTCTGCTAGTTTTAAGTCACAAACATCTTCTTTTAGCCTAGCATCTGATGTGTTAATTGTTCCGGTGGTTGCAAATACGGTATCCCACCGTTGCGCTGCTGTCCCCAAATTTAGAGTTCCATCTGCCTGTGGACGAAATCCGCCAGAGTAAAGTTGAGCTAAGGTTGAACCGGTTACGTTGAAAAAAAAGCCACTACCCCCCGCCGCTATAATGGAAAACGTTGAATTGTCGTCGCCAAACTTTGTAACATTATCACTTGCCTGATTGAATACGTTTACAGATGCAGCAAGCCCAGATCTTTGGCTTGTAAGTCTTTGAGTAGGATTAAGAGTTGCATTCGAAATAGTTCCAGTTACCGTTGCGCCGACAGCCATTGCGTTGTCAACGCCGAAGAAACCAAATGCACCACCAGAAGTTACTGTAATATTAGCCCCAAAAGAGTTGGAGCTATATTTACCGCCACTTTGGTTGATAGTGACATCGCCAATAATACGATTACCGATAACAGCAGGAGCGCCACTGCCCGTTGGCGACCCACCTGCCTCAAGTGTCAATTTGCCAAACTGAGAACTTGTAATAGCAGCCGTACCTGTGGAAACCATAAGTATTCCACCAGTAGCTTGGCTGGTATAAATACCAGTTATGACATGATATAGGGTGGCGGTTCCGCTCAATCCCAATTCAATGTCATACCCTGTCGCTGTAGTGTCTCTTGTTTGATATATATTTTTGGTGCCAACAATTTGCGTGCGGCTTCCAGTTGCAAGAACTGCGCGGTTAGCAGCAAAACGAGAAGCACAGTTTATAAGACTAAAGCTATCTCCAGTGGCTACAATATTGTGGCCAGCGTAATTGCTTCCATCAAAGATAAGACCTTGAAATTCAACATAAGACGCGGAAACAGTAATAAGGGTTCCGGCTGCGTTTTTAAAAATTTGTGTGTTGCCAGTGGCAAAAAGCACTTGGCCTGGCGTAGAAACAGTAAGTCCTGAGGCCATGTAACTTGCTTCGGGAAAAAAGATGCTTTTCCCAGAGTCAATAGCAGCCTGAATAGCTTCTGTGTCGTCGGTTATGCCATCTCCAACTGCACCAAAGTCTTTAACAGACACGGATTCTTGCAATTTAGCTTGAACAGTACGAGATACTTGTGCTGTACCCGTGCCTGAGCCTACACCAGTAGCGGTAAAATAAATACCTACTGTATTACTTACGGCACCAATTGATTGAAAGTTTGTTGTACCGATAAAATTAATTAAATAAGTCTCACCAATAATAAAATTACCGGCTGTTACTGTTGCGCCTTGTTCATACAAAATGGATGCGGCATTGTTAGCTAATGGTGGTAAGTTTGCTGAAGGAATGTTATCGTAAGTGCCAATAAGCGTACCAGTTGAAGTTTTAACTATAAACTTATAGCCTTGACCGTAAGTTAACCAAATTTGACCTGTAGGCACTCTGCCTGACGCATCAAGCACAATAGGGTTAGCTAGTGCAATATTGCCTGTAATACTTGTATAGGCTGCTAAAGGTGTAGTTGTACCCGCAGCGTACGTGTAGATTAATCCACCGGACAACATTTCGCCATTATTGTCTAAGAATTGTGCGCCTGCGCCAGCAAAAAGTGATAATGTAACTGCCATAATTAATTCCTTATGCTAAAAAGCGAAGTTTATAAAGAGTGGATAAATATAACTCTACCACATTATCTATGAGTTGTTGTAAAGGGGTATCTTCTTTATCACAAACTTTATATCTATCAGCTTCAATTTGTTTTAGCTGATCTTCTAAAAATTCAATAATATTAGTAGTTTTTTTAGCTGATTGTAATGAAATAGGGCCAATTAAGCCATATCGACCTTGATACGCTTCGGCAAACGCGTCTGCATGATCAATAATACTTTCGTAAAATTTTTGTAATGCCTTATGTTTAGCATAACTTCTAGTATTTAAGTGAACAGAGTGCGTAACGTCTCTAGCTAAAAATAGTGTTCCTATAAAATTTTCGCAACTCATAAAGGCACTCCTTGATCTATTGGCATTTGTTCAGGCATTTGTTCAGGCATTTGTTCAGGCATTTGTTCAGGCATTTGTTGTAACATTTCACGATTTTGCCCTGGCATTTGGTTTACTAAATCGCCGCTTGTAATCATACCATGAACCGTACCCATTACTATATCTTGTATTTGTTCAGGTGACATATTAGCTTGAACTTGAGCTAATCGTTTAGTTTCAGCATCAAAAGCTTTAATTTGAGCTTCAAAATCTTTACGTTCCATGTCTTGTACTTCAATAGACTTGCTAACATTTTCCATCATGCCATGTAATTGATCTAATTCTTGAGCCATAACTTGAATTTGTTGTTCAGCAGCTTGTAGCTCAGGTGTTTTATCATCGTCACTTAATAGTTTAGGGTCAATAGTTTTAGCAAATCGTTTAGCCATTTCTTGCGCGCCAGGCCAATCCATGTTTTTAACAAACAAATCGCCAGCAACAGCCCATAATTGAGGATTACCTTGTAATAATTGGCTCATAGCATCTAATGATTCTTGACGTTTAGTCATGTAGCTTGGGCCTGTTGTTACACAAACATCATATTTACCAACGCTAGGATTGTATATTTTTTCAATAACAACACCTGTTTCATCAACAACTTTTCTGACTGGTTCGGCTTGATTAGGGTCTATTTTAGCTATACCTGTTTCACCATCAATACCTATAATACGAGCAATACGTTGTGTATCGTATATTTTTGGTATTAAGTCTACTAATTGACGCGTACCATATCTAATAGCACGAGATAAATTATCAACAAAATGGTATGTACCTGTATCGCCTTGTTTTTCGCGCGCTAAAATTGCACGGCCTGATCGTTCATTACTTGTAGCGCCTAAACTTGAATCATATTGACCTGTTGTAGATTTAATATCATCAGACGCACCCATTTTTGCCTGTATTAATCCAGTTTGTGCCATAGGCGGCAAAGCACGTTGAGGTAATGGCAATACTGCACCATTTCCATCTGTTACATCGGGGTTAACTTCTAAATATGGCCAATTAGTTGTATTAGCTGTTTTCCATTGGTTTTCATAACCTTCAAATTGACCGCCATATCCAATAAACGGTGCTTTAGGTGCAAGTGCTAACATTTCAGCTTCTTGAGATACCCAATAGTTATACATACGTTGTGCATCTTTAGCATTACGTACTAAACCTGATACATATAAACGTCCATCAACTTCAAATTCATTACCTACAACACGAATAACCGGAATAAATTTACCCGCCCAATCGCGTGATTCTAACATTTCAAATCCGTTTGTTTTACACCACTTAACTGTTTTAACATCTGCAGTACGTGTTTTAATAGGTTTCATACCTAAAGCTTTCATTTGCTTATCTTCAGGCGTACCTTCAAGTGCATTAACATTGTTTGCGTATAAATTTAATTTTGTTGGCGTATGCTCATAATAAAAATATTCTGCAATACGTACTGTATTTTCTGATAGCCATTGTGATGTTGATTGATCGCCAACACCTTGTTGCATCATTACGGATAAAGGCATCGCATCAGGAAACTGGCGCTCATATTCATCTTTAGTTAAATCTTCTGTAATAAAACACCATTCGGCATCAGCGCCGCATGGATCTTGAATAGTAGGATCCATATAAACACTGAAGGAATTGCGGATGCGGCCAATGCGTAAGTCTTGATCGAATGAATTGTCGTCGCAATATTCAGTGAGAATACGGAAATAGCCTTCCCCATAGGTAACTTGATTTTCACAAGCAGTATCGTAAGCAACGTCAGCATCTGAAATATATTCAATATGACGTACAACGCCTTCAAATATTTCAGCTACTTCAATATCACCTTTATCATCAGCAGGAATAACTTTTCCTGAAGGTCTATTTTGACGTTGATCGTTAGTGACTTGTCTTACGTGCTGGGGTAATTTATTAATGGTTAAACATGGACGTGCATTAATGGTTTGACCTTGAACCGATCCGCGTGTTGCTAAAACATCGGCTGGCCATTGCCATTGATTATCTGGTGATCCCGCTTGAAATCTTAAATCATCTAATTCATCTTCGCGCGATTCAGAATATGCAGAAACCGCCATAGTAAAGCGGCTTTTCATTGTTGATATTAAATCACGATCATCACTATCAGCAACTCTACCTACTGTTTTCATTTCATCATTC